TCCCGGCCGAGCTTGATGACGTTGCCCAGATCATCGAACAGGGCGACCTCGCCATCCTGAAGCCCGGTCAGCCGGTAGCGACGATCCTCGACCGCCAGCACCACGCCGTGCGACCGCAGCCCGCCAGCGAAAACGACCAGCGCCTCGGCCCCGGGATGGGGCACGCTGGTGAGGCCGTAATTCTGGAACCGCTCGACCGCGTCCTGGCTTTCCCCGGCCAGCAGTTCGAGCTGCAGCTCCTGCGCCTGGCGCGCGTCGTCGACCAGACGCACGATCGCCCGCGCCACCATGCCGCGCACCCGGCCTTCCAGCCCGCTCATCATTTCGCGTGCTGCCCCGATCATGCGCGCGGCTCCGGTTCGGCAAGCTGGGTCCATGCCTCGGGCGGGACGAGGTGGAAGGTGGTCACCGTGCCGCCTTCTGCATCCCGGCTGAAGCTCAGCCGCTCGATCAGCAGCGATCCGGCGATGCGTGCGCTGGGCACGTCGCAATCGGCGCGCATCCCGTGCGCGAAGGGCTTGCCGTTTGCCATCAGCCAGCCCGGCACCGTGATCTGCGCCGAGGTTGACCGGCCCGATCGGACGGCCGCTTCCCACTCGGCCCGCTTCTTCAGCGCGGCCTGATCGGACTGTTCCTCGCCGATGATCAGCAGCGGGCGGTAACGGGCGATGGCCGGATCGCGCGCCTCGCCCCGCACCTGCGCCACGGCCGCGCCGTTGCGATCGTCGCTGCCGGCAGCCTGCCCCTTGACGATGTAGTCCGAATATCGGTCCGCAACGCTGCGCGGGCCGTTGGCGAAGATGACATTCTCGCCCTCAGCCAGGCGGCCGATGCTCTGGCCGCTGTCGGGGTTGCCAATCCGCAGCACGCCGTCGCCCGCCGACCAGGCCACCAGCCCGCGATAACGGCACATCCGCTCGATTGCGGCGAACACGGTCTCGCCCTGCTGGAGCGCGAATTTGGTGAAGGGCGCGCCGGTCTCGCCCACGATCTCGATGGCGATGCCGAACGGCTTCACCAGCTCGGCCGCGATGAGTTCAAGCTTGCGGCCGCGCCAGCTGCCCGGCGTGTGAATCGCCGAACAATCGACGAGGTCAGCCGTGCGATCGCGGCCGCTGACATCGATGCCGCGCTCATCCGGGCCGACGAAGGGTGTGAAGCTGTCGATGTAACCCGTGATCAGCGGCTCGCCCGCCAGCAGCACGCGGCATTCGGCCCCTTCACTGATCGGCCAGCCATCGGCTCCGGTGCGCTCTTTCGCAGCAAGGCGCAGGCTGAAGGTGCCGGTCATCTGATCGATGCCGCGCTCGATCTGGACCGTCGTCCAGCCCGAATAACCGACGCCGCCAACCTGCAGCTCGACGATGTGATCGGGGAGCGTCGTCATGCCACGCGCACTCCGGTCTCCGGCGCCGTAGTCAGCAGCTCGATATCGACGCCGGCAGGGACAAAGCTGGGATGGGCGATCGCGTTGCGGGCCACTACGGCGGCCGCGCGGGCTTCCAGCGTCACGGCCTCGCGGCTGCGCCGGCCGCCCGTCTCGCCGCCATAAAGCCGGTGGGCGAGCACAAGGGCAGGCTCGCTGGCGCTCAGCTGCAGCTGGTAGATCCGCGCAAGGCTGGCCCCGCGCGCGCCGATATCGCGGGCAAGCGCGCGGCGCAGCCGGTCGAAGGCATTGGCTGCCGCATCATCGCCGCGATCGGCCGCAGCCAGCGCCAACCGGTCAAGCCGGTCCGAAACGCTGTCACGCACCGCGACCGCCTCGTCATAGCTGGGGTACTCAAGCGCGCCCGCAGTGCGCACCAGCTCGGCCGCCGCGACGATTGTGAACAGGTGGGTCAGCGCGGTCCGGTTGGTCTGCTCCAGCACGCGCTGGGGGGTGCGCACCGGAAATTCCATCTCTGGCGGCTGCCAGTCGACCAGCATCTCCAGCGATTGCAGCCGGGTCCGCCGCCCGCCGCCGCCCAGCGCCGAAACCGCCAGCACGAGGCCGGTGACAGACAGCGCGAGGGAAAGCGGGGCGCGCAGCAGCGACGTGACGTTGGCGGGCAGGAAGCTGAGCCCGGCCTCGAACGCGCGCAGGGCCGGGCCAACCCCGCCGCGCAGGCCAGCGGCCAGCTGCGAGATCTCGCCCATGCCCTTGACGATTTCGCCGGCGGCATCCTCGACAAAGCTCGCGGCCTTCTCGATCGAGAAGCTGTCGCCGAACGCGCCGGGTGCCTCGGCAATCACCGCATCGGCAGCAGCTGCGCTGTCATCGCCCACCGCTTCGGCAGCGGGCGCGGCAACGGCCTGCCCGGCTTCGCCGAATGCGATGCTGAAGCGGGCGATCCCGCCTTCTTCGGTGCTGTGGCTGCACGAGTAATCGAACACCACCGCCATCATCCGCCCGTATTGCGGGTGGACCAGCAAGCCCGGCCCGGCCGCTTCGAGCGCGGTCAGCAGGGCATCGCGCTGGATCAGGAAATCCGCGCCGATCACATGGCAGTCGATCGAGAAGGTTTTCGCCCGTGCGCCGAGATCTTCGGTCACCGGATCGTCGCGGCCGGGGAACTCGTGGCTGACCACGCGCCGTCCGCCCATCCGCTCCTCGCCCTCGGTCCGGAACGCCGCGCCGCGAAAGCTGCCCCGCTGGTACTGGTCCCGCCAGGCCATCAGGCGGCACTCCGCATTGTGCGGCCCGTGCGGACTTCGATCGGGAGGTTCGGCCCTGGCGCAGAGACCGGCGTCGCGCGAACAGCAAGGCCCGGCGCACTGCTGACATCGATCTTAAGCGCGCCGCCGACATTGACCGAACCGGCGCTGCTCGTCTTCAACCCCTTCGGCAGCCGGCTGGTGCGCGGTTGCTTGAAGTCGGGTTCGGAAGACGGCTGATCCTTGAACCTGAACAAGGTCCAGGGATCGGAAGGCTTCTGCGGTAGCGAGCGCTCGCTCTTGATCTTTGCCGCCTCGCCTGAGGCAATATCATCGGCGATCTGCGCGGCGCGGCCGAGCAGGGTGACGATCGAAACAAGCGCCTCGACCGCAGTGGCCAAGCCCTTGCCAACGGCGCGCCAGTCGGTTTCCTCGACGAACTTCTTGCCCCAGCTCCATGCGTCTTCGAGCCCATCAGAGATATCCTTTGCCCAGGCAGTCAGCTCACCGTTGGCGGTCATCGCATCGACGTCCTTGAGCAACGCTTCGAGGTCTTTTTTGACGGTGGCGAAGATCCCGGCTTCGCCAACCGAAAGCTGGAAGCCGGTCCACTTGTCCCTGAGGTTGGAGATGATCCCGAACAGCGTCTGCGACTGGCGCTGCATCCCACCCCCGAAGCGGTCGTTGAAGATGCCAACCAGCGCCTCCTCGATGGCGGCACCCGTGAAATTGGCCTCACGGCGGATATCCTTGCCGTTCTTCCGAAAGGTGAAGGCAACCCGGTTGCCTTCCTTGCTGGCGCGGATCCCGAACTCCTTAAGCCGTTCGAACTCGCCGGTTGTGGCATCGGCCATAGCCTCGATGGCCTGCATCAGCGGCTTGGACATGCCCGCCGACGCATCGCCCAACGCCGTCAGCGAACCATTCATCGGATCGATGCCGTAAGCCTTAAGCGCCACGAATGCCTCCATGACCTGGCCGAGCTCGAACGGCGTCTTCTGGGTGAATTCCTGAACCCAAGCCATCGACTTGCGCGCAGCCGCAGCCGACCCCTCGATCCCTTCAAGCATCACCTGGTACTGCTCGAACTGCCCGGTCGTCCGGATCATGTCGAAGGCGGCAAAGATGCTGGCGCCGCCGGCAGCTGCTCCGGCGATCTGCAGGCCGCCGAAGGCCATCCCGCCGAGTTTGCGCAGGCCGCGTCCGGTGGCAAAGCCTGCCCGCTCGACGAGACGCAATCGGGTGACCAGCGCGGCGAGATTTCGATCCAGTTGCCTTGCCCGACGGGCCGCGTCCTGGAGCATGCGTCCGATGCTGACTGTTGCCGCGCGCCGCGCCGTGCGAGCGAACCCCGAAAGGGTGCGCTCGCCCCGCTGCAATTCGCCTGCTGCCTGCCGCACGCGCTGACCCATCTGGCGCGCCGTGTTGGCAAGGCCACCCACACCCGCCCGGGCGCGCCGTGCAGGCGCACTCAGCCGGTCGACCATTTCGAGGATCATGGAGAAACGCATCGCGGGTCAGTCCTCTTGCGTTTTGGCTTCCAGATGTTCGGCTGCTTCGAGCCAGAAATCGATCTCTTCCCAGTCCAGCTTCATCAGTTCGGAAGGCTGGAAGGCGAAGTGCTTGGCGAGGGCAGCTAGGCAGAGCTTCCAGTCGTCCGACCACTCTGCTTTGGCGGATCGAGCAAGTTTCCCAACGCCTTGAAATCGTCCACATCGAGATTTTCGACCTCGATCTGCGAAAGGCGCGAGCAGGCCATGATCATCTCGATCATGGCCGCCATCCCGGCATCGCCGTGCCGGTCGAAGGCTTTCATATCCTTCGCCTTTGGGCGGCGCATGATGACGGTGAAACCGGCGGGCTTCAGCTCCTCTTCGATGATCTCGTCACTGTCGGGCAGCTTCTTCTCGATCACGATGGGATGGAGCAGGGTGTGGACAAGCGAGCGCATCAGAGCAGCTCCTCGGCGGGCTGGCCTTCGAAGATGACGCTCGCCTTGCCGTCCTGGCCGAACTCGCTGGCCTCGACGAAGTAGGCTCCGCGCACGACCCACGTCTTGCCCATGTCGGCCTTCAGGATCAGCGTGGCGTTGTCGATCGAGCGCATCGAGGCGATGCTCACGCGGTCGCGGTGCAGCAGGGCGACGGTGCAGCGGGACGGCACGGTGCGCTCCATGAAGCCGCCGGCGTCGAAATCGCCTGGCACGTTCTCACGCTGGGTGCCGCCGATCTGCAGGGTGCTTTCCCCCGAGGTCGGCATGCGTTCGCCGTCCACCTCGATGGTGACCTGCCCCATAACCTGGTTGCGATTGGCCATGTCTTATCGTCCTTTCAGAAGTGTCTAAGAGGCCGCTCAAGCGGCACTCGAAATGCGGGTGGGGCGGGCGATCGCACGGACCGCGCGCATGAAGGCGCCCTCGCCATCGGTTTGCGCGATCGAGACCTGGCGCTGGTCGAAGGTGTCGATCCGGCGCAGCTTGTCGATCAGGTGATTGAACCGGGCTTCGAGTTCCTTGACCTCGTTCATCAGGGCGATCTCGTCGGCGGTGAGCTCACGATATCCCGCGATCTGGCGATGCTGGTTGTCCATGATTTACCCCTCAGAGCCGGAACTGGACGGCAGCCGCAAAGGCGCGGAACTGGTTGACGATGTCGGGCGGCACCAGCGCGTTGATGCGGTTGGGATCATTGGCATCGCGCTCGACGATCAGGTCGGCCTTGTACTGGTCGAGGTTCTCGACCAGCCCCTGCTCCTCCCATTCGCGGGCCAGAGCGAGCAGCTCGGCGCGGATGGTCGACGGGGTGACGATCGCCTGCCCGGCGCCATAGCGGGTGCCATCGGCCGCCAGCTTGTGACGCGGGAACTTCTGGGCGATCCGGGCGCGCAGGGACGCGCGCAGGAAGAACAGCGTCAGCGGCGTTTCGAGATCGAGGAAGCTGACATCCGCCAGCCCAAAGGCATCGGTCTGGTAGGTCGTGATCGCCCGCTCGATCAGGCAGGTGCCGGCCTGGGTGACGGTGAAGGTCGAGATCCCGTCGCGCAGCAGCAGCTCGCGCTGGGCCCGGGTGAAACGCGCCTCGACCTTCGGGGCGATCATGCCCTTCAGCGCCAGCGTCTGGAGCGGGCGGGCCGGGTCGATCGCGCTGAAGTAACCGCAGGCGGCGGCATAGATCGCGGCGGCCTGGCACGGACAGGTCGGGCTGCTGCCGGTGCCGAGGATCGAGACCAGCTCGGAATTGAGCGCGCCGCCGAACGCCGCCAGCTGGCCTTGCGTGCCGCGCCGCGCGCCATAGGCGATGCTTTCCAGCATGCGGGCGGACCCGGCGCGGTCATCCAGTTCGGTCGCGGCCGAGGCGACGGTCGTGGCATCGGTCTGGCCGAGCACGATGGTGCGATAGTGGTTGTCACCCAGCACCGCCCAGAGCGCATCGAGCACGGGATCGGTTGCGCCGCCCGCCATCGCGACGATCGCGAGGCCGACGCCGGCGGGCAGCGCATCGCCTGCGAAATGGCTGTGCCGCACGTCGATATCGTTGCCGTTGGTGCCGCCATTGCGAGCGGTCAGGGTGACCACGTGCTGGTTGGGGTTCGCCCCGACAGCCGCGGTCACGGGCAGATCGGGCCGGGCAGTGATCGCGGCGACGATCGCGGCGGCGATATCGTTGGCAATGCCGCCCTGCTGGACGCCGACCGGGATGCGCTGGCCGGCGATCATGAGCGCGATGGTGCCGCCGCCGCTTGCCGGGCCGGTCACCGTCAGCGTGGCCGTCGCCTTGGCCGATCCGACCGCATCATCAAGCGCGATGGCATGGACTTCGGAAAAGCCGTCCGCGCCGAAATAGGCAGCGGCCATGCGCGCCAGCTGCGAGCCCTGGCCAAACAGCGCTACGGCCTGACTGGCCGAGCTGATCGGCGCGATCGTCAGCGCAGCGGCGCTGCCGGCAGCAAGCTTCTGGCCGATGAGCAGCACGCGGTTCTCGATCGGCGGCAGGCCGGAAACGGCGCGGCTCGCGTCGAACTCGATGTGTTGGCCGGGCGTGCGGAAGCTGGCCGGAATGGTGTTGAAACTGATCGTCATGCGGGAGTTCCCTTCTTCGGGCGGCGGGTTTTTGGCGGGGCCGAATGGACAAGGTCACCATCGGCAATAAGGCGGCGGTAGAAGGCATTGACCACGATCCACTCACCGGCAGGATCGAACAGCTTGCCATCGGCGTGGCGGACGCGTCGGCCGAATTTGGGGGCGAGGCGTTCGGCGCGGAGGGCGTTGCGGGGGGCGGCAATCATGGCGCAGGGTCTCCCAGTTCCATCGTGTCGGCGGCGTCGGGATCGGCGGCGGGCAGCGGCGGCGCGACGTTGCCGAAGGCCGGGATGTCCCAGTCCACGTGCAGGGTTTCGAGATCGACCGGATCTTCGGCGAACACGTTGAGCGGCACCGCCAGCTCAAGTTCGATTGCCTGCATCGACAGGCCCTGCCGCTTCATCTG